AGCAAGTTATCCACTATCGGCTTTTCTCTTTGTGCATTGTCATTTATGTGGTGAACCCATAGAGCGGATGAACGTAAGAAAGCACGGGAATTATATTTGCCATACATGCAAAAGCAAACGACAAATACAATGTTCACGCGACAAAGCAGCAAAGAGAAAAGCCGATAGTGGATAACTTGCTTTACGGGTTAATGTATGTATAATAGTATATACGATAATCGTCATTATCTGTAACAACTGACCAGTAAACCTATGGAAAATCAATCACTTACACAAAATAAATCACTTACAGAAGCGGAGAAAAAAAAATTATTTCCGCATAGAGGTAAGCCTTTACAAGCAACACCAACCTTAACGAAAGGAGAGCGTAAACGATTACGAAGCCAAGAGGCAGCAGAACACAGGGAAGCCCAACGCAAACAAGAGCAGTCAAGAAAGGATAAGCTAGAGGCACAGGCAAAAGTTGCGTCTGACAAAATGGTTACATACCATGATGAGCAATACAGGACAGCCAAAAAAAATATACGAATACTCATGTGGCTTGCGATTGCAAGCATTATATTATTTGCAGCCGTGATTATTGGTGTAATGGGAAACTTAAATCTTTCAATTCTTATGGCTGCGCCCGCAATTGTTTTAACGAACTTTGCACTTTTTTATACTATCCCAAAGGTTGAACGCTGCCGTGGAAGAATGGAAGGGTTTGGATTTGTCATGGACACGTTCGCGCGTGCTCATAAAAAATAAAGGTTGATATTATTAGCGATAACGATTAAAGCAATGATTGGTAAAAAACAAATAGTATGGCTTCTTATCTTCTTATTTGTCGTATTCATTGGGCTTATGACTATTGGAGGAGCTACTACGCCTGAACCAGTAGACCCAAACGCAAAGCAGGAGGTTACAGACGTTGACGCTTTCGTAATGGCAAAGCAAAAAATCAGAGAAGCACTAGACGTACCTATTGATATTGATATTGATTTGCCTTTTGCCGATTACGAGTTTGCAACAGTTGAGGGTAACACAGACCTATTCAACATACGCAGCTACTTTGACGCGAAAGACGGGGACACAGAAATACGTGTGCAATGGAGCATGATAATTGAATATCAAGGAGGCGACACGCACGATGTTTCAAATTGGGTAGTCAATCAACTACTCATAGACGGGGGCGATAAAACACACTTATTACAGTGAAAGTTAAATGCCCCGACTGTGGCGCAGATATGCTACTGCGCGAGACAAAAAAGTATAAGACGAAGGACGGCAAGCCGAGAAAATTTTACGGGTGCTCGCGCTATCCTGATTGCAAGGGAACGCACGGAGCACACCCTAACGGAAAGCCGCTAGGTGTACCCGCAGACACGGAAACAAAACAGCTACGCATGGACGCGCACAAGCTCTGCGGTAAGATTTGGGGAGAATGGAATACATTAGACTGCGACAAAGAGGCGATGTACTCTTGGCTTAAGGAGAACGCACCGCGCCCTCACATAGCGCAAATGCGGAAAGACGAATTACTTTTTACCCTAGACCTATTACGAAAACATGAAGCACAGACGCAGACAGGGGAAACAAACACCGCGCAAGAGGGATACGGCTAAATTTTACACCTCATCATGGAGTAGGAAACGGCACAGGAGCAGAGTATTGGACTGGTTTATGAAGAAGCTGTTTAAGAAGGACAGCACTTATTGAACCCATTGAGGAAGTAGACCCTATTACTTATTCATTTAATTAACGAAGTATGAAAACATACAAACCAAAGGAAATATATTTTAAGGCGATAGACCCAAAGACAGGCAAATGTAAGCCCACAGCTTCATTGAACGAACTATCAAAAGAAGCAACCAAAGAAGTAGGCGATTGTGTAGGTAAAGACGTACCACATTTTATCCCTGTATTGAGCACAGACAGGCAAGACCGAGACGGCAGATATATATTTGACGGGGATATATGCGAGTATGAGCGCAATGATAAAAAGCACGTTGGGTGTGTTATGTATGTAGATAGCAACTGCCTTACATGCGCGGGGTGGAGATTTCAAACATCAGAGGGAAAAGTGCTTAATCATTTTCACCCTGAACATGCAAAAGTTTTGTCGCACGTGTTGGTAAACCCTGATTTGGAAAAACTGGAAACAGTAGACGACTGTTTGCGTGATATTAAGGAGGGTAGAGAAGTGGAAAGAATTGAGGTTGTAGTAAACGGCAAGACCACTAAGATAGACGCGGATACTGACATTGAAAACCTAGACCTTCCTGACCACGTAAAAAATGTTTTGCGTGAAGGGCAGGAAGCTATGGGTAAAAAGTATGATTGCAAAAACCATGACAGCGACAAATAACGACAAACAGGACAGCGTAAGCAAGCTAGACGACTTCATTACTGACGCGTGGGGGCTTATTGCTAACGCTTACGGGGGAGATTGGGAGAAAGCAACCCCCGACTGGAAAGGTGCTGCTGAAAGGTGGCGCGAAAAGTTTTTAGATTACTGTGGCAACAAGACAAGGGAAAATACCGAAACTTGGTATTGTGATGTGTGCAAACGGGAACGACCCGACAAATATATTAGTGTTGTAACGTACCCAGTGAGAAACTTACCTAACGCACAACGTAATTTAAAATACTGCAACGATAAACCTCTGTGCTATGAAAGAGCAAACGAAAGAGCCTTTGCAGGCGAAATGTAAATATGTCCTTACATATGCTAAACAAAGCTATAAAATTATACGAGAAAGGGCACACACAGGTAGAAATTGCACAGATACTGGGCATTACCCAAAAGGTTATTTGGCGACTGTTCAAGAACGCTAACTATAAATGTCGTATTCCAAAAAAGAGAAACCAAACAAAGGAAGCAAACTCATCGTGGAAAGGTGATAAAGGTGGCTATGCCGCACTACACTACAGGGTGCAGAAGTTACGAGGAACACCAAGTGTTTGTTCAATGTGCGAAAACAAAACAGCAAAAAGGTTTGAGTGGGCTAATGTTACTGGAGATTATACGAATGTTTACGACTATGTTCGTTTGTGTAAGTCATGCCACAGCAAGTTTGATAATGTTATTGAAAACATAATTGGTGAACGCCTATGAGATATTTAGATTTGTTTGCGGGTATTGGCGGTTTCGCTTTAGGGATACAACGAGCGTATGAAAGAACTGACAAGCAACTGTTACAAAGAACCCCCGTATGTATTGGTTACTCTGAAATTGATAAATATGCAATTGAAGTCTACAAAAAACACTTTCCCGAACACAAAAATTATGGCGACATTAGAAAAATCAACGCAAAAAAATTACCTGATTTTGAACTCCTTGTTGGAGGCTTCCCGTGTCAATCTTTTTCAATCGCAGGACAACGAAGGGGTTTTGACGACACCAGAGGCACGTTATTTTTTGACATTGTTAGGATTACTAGGGAAAAACAACCACGCTTTCTACTGCTTGAAAACGTCAAGGGGTTGCTATCTCACGACAAAGGGAGAACATTCTACACAATTATTTCCGCGCTTAATGAATTGGGGTATGACTTGCAGTGGCAAGTGCTTAACAGCAAAAATCACGGAGTACCCCAAAGCAGAGAGAGGATATTCATTGTTGGACATTCTCGAGAAAAACCCGCACCAAAAGTATTTCCTCTCCAAGAAAGCACAGGCAACGCTGATGAGGGAAATAAAAAAGGGGAGGAACAAACTACCACTACAGTTACGGCAGGGTGGGCACACCGAAACCTTAGAGGCACGCACATAGAACAATTAAATAAACCAAAATACTCAAGCAACAGGGTGTATAGCACTGACGGATTGTGCCCCTCATTAAGAACAATGCAAGGCGGCAATTTGCAGCCGTTTATAGTAGACCCAATAAAAGCTAAGAAAGTAAGCGACATACGAAGGATTACCCCGCTAGAGTGTGAACGATTACAGGGATTTCCTGATTTTTGGACAGAGTATGGAGTTGACAGTCATGGACAAAGGGTGCTAATATCAGATACACAGCGTTACAAAGTTTTAGGAAATGCTGTTACTACTAATGTAATAAAAGATATTGTATGTCAACTCTTAAAGTAAGAAACGATAAGCAACTAAAACAAGACTACAAAAAAATGAGTAGTGGTGAAATTGCTAAAAAATATGGGTGTACTAGAACGACTGTATGTAGACATTTAAAACGGCTTGGAATTACTAGACCACTATCAGGATTAAATAGCAGAAACAAAAAACGAAACGGAGAGGTAATAAAAACTGGTTATCCAGTATTACATCTACCAAACCATTCAAGAGCTAGTGCTGTAGGTTATGTGTTTAAACATGTTTTAGCAATGGAGAGTAAAATTGGTAGAGTCCCAACAAAACAAGAGCCAATCCACCATATAGATTTAGACAGATTGAATTATCATATTAAAAATTTATATCTTTGCAAGGATGGGGTTGACCATCAAAGAACTCATCGTTCTCTTGATAAAGTGGTTAGTAAGTTAATTAAAAACGGCACTATAAAATTTAAAAATGGGCAGTATGAGCAATGAAAAACAAATTAGCGGACTGTACTGTGTTACGTGCCCTACAGGAGAAAAGAAACCCGCAACACTTGTAATGTATGGGTGCTCTTACTGTAGTAAGCATTATGACGAAAGAGTGGTACGGATAAATTGTATAGCTACGTGCGGTGTGGACTTGGCGAACGACCCGAAGCACCGACACCTGAAAGTGAAGTGTGCTTGTGAGTTTGGGGACGGAGTAGTGATAAACAAAAATGGAAAGATTATGTTTTTTAGAAAAGGGGAAACGATACCTGATGTACCCGAATATAAATCATAACGTATGAAAAAACAAATGCTAAAAACTGGTGGGCTAGCTCTGCTTATTTCTAGTGGGCTGTATTTGACTGCACAGCTTGAAAGCTCAACAGTAGAGTATTATTTGGCATACCTTCCCACGTTTACGTTACTGCTACGAGTGTGCTTTTTATCATTAGGAAAAGACAAATGAAAAAATCAACAATAACAATAAGCGAGCGTGAGCGTCTATGCTTGGAGTACCTAGCCGAGATATACCATGAAGAAGAAATGAACTGTACATACTTTTGCACTATCGCAAAGGAAACAGGGCTTACAGAAAGACAGGCTAGGCGTTCTGCCCGTGCCCTAGCGCGTAAGGGACTTGCCGAGTATGTGCGTGGATTGATTGACCAAGACGGTATGCTTGCAGGCAGTGGATACATGGCAACCTTTGAAGGTGCTTTGCTTATCAATCCATGCAAGGACTGTGCAATACGTTTGAGTGTAATGGCTACGGGACAGTGTGGCTTGTGTTATGAAAAATCAAATGCAAAATAATAAAGAGATATACAAAAAGCTGAAACATAGAATTGGTGTAAGGGGTAGACCTCTAAATCTACAAGACCTTTTTATAGCAATGGCTATAGCCCCTCAACTTTACAGTATCAGTATACAAAAATTGAGTAAGACACTGATGTTCGAGCACACAGTAAGAGGTACTTTTAACACAGGCATTATATATTATCGCCTACTCAAAGATACCAAAGACCAACACCATGACGTATTACAAGGAATATACAATTTAATCTATGACAAAGATTAAAGTAGCACTAGGGGCGCGGGTAAGTAATGGCGACATTATTTTTAACAGCGAGCGGCACAAGCAACACCAACTACGCAGTAAGTTTGAGGGTAAGAAAGTAAGGGTGCTCATTGCTGACGAGGAAGCCAACCGAAGCCTACCGCACAACCGCCTTTATTTTTTGTGGCTTGAGTACATAGCGGAATACACAGGGCATACCAAAGACGACATGCACAAATTTTATACAGAGCTATTTGGAATATCTAAACTCATGGTAGTAGGAGGTGTTACAAAATGGGTTAAGAAAAGCACCGCAGAGTATACGAGCGCAGAGTTTACCGAGTACACAATGAAGATTGAAGTACACGCAGCAGTGAAACTTAAGCTACAACTGCCCGACCCCGAAGATTACTGGCGTAAAGTGTGGGAAGGAATAGCGTTAGATAGAGGGCTTAAGATAAGTAAGGGTTAATGACAGTGTAGCGTAATGTAGTGGTTGTGGTAGGATATGTAACATGAACGACACAAAACGTAACAGACCAGTGCAGTTTATTAAGGGGTGGGCTATTGTTGACAAGTTTGGATTACCAGTGCGAACCAACCCAACCACACGGCTACAGATTTATGAGAGCTACGAGCACGCGGAGAAGCACAGCGTGGCAGGGGAAAGAGTGTTGAAGGTTACTATTAGCGTTTACGATAATCAACATGACTAACGCCACTGAAAAAAAATACAAAATAGTATGGGACATAGAGACAACAGGCTTTGTCGCACCCGAAGCAAAGATACTAGAGATTGGTTGCCTTATCGTTCGAGGCGAAGATGTGGAGCAGAAGCATTGGGTACTCGACAACAAGGTTGAAATACCACAGAAGATTACCGAGATTACTGGCATTACGAAGGAAATAATCGACAAGGAGGGGCGAGACCCAGTAGATTGTCTTACCGAATTTCTTCTTCTTTTCACAGAGTGCGAACAAAACATCACACACAACGGAGTGCGATTTGATATACCTTTCCTTTTGGCATACGCTGCGGACTTGTTTAAGTGGGACGAGGGCGCAAAGACAGCTAAAGCATTGCTCATACGCAACACTGCTTTCGACACTGCGGTACATTGCAAAGCTGCAAAGCTCAATATGTCGAGGGAGGGCGATGAGGAATACATAGACTTTGCCGAAAGGGTAATGAACATGCGAGCCTACGGAGTGAAGTATAATCTAGGCTTGTGCTGCGAGGAGCAGGGAGTGAGGCTAGATGTAGAACAGCACAGGGCGTTGGCAGATGTTGCGCTTACGCATAGGCTTTACAAGAAAATAAAATCACTATGATTAACACATCACAAAAAACAAAAGAATTTCCTGAAGGAAAGGACAACTACTGCCCACGTTGCTATTTTAATGACGATAAGGTTATCTTAAGAAAAGACTGTCCGCACAAATTAAATATAGGGGCAAACATTGTAAACAATTTATTTTTAGATAGTGGTTTTATTGGTAAAGATTGGGAAGCAGTAAGGTTGCAATTGATTGAGGATTTTAATCAAGAACTCCAAACCCAAGAACAAAAAAACAACGCACGCATTGTAAAAATGTTTGATAGGCTGTTTGCAAAGCACAAAAACTGTACAGGCACTAGGCTCTCTTGTACCTTTGACGTTGATGTTACCGACCTCTACGAGAAAATAAAATCACTATGAAGGAAAAAACTGACATAACACCTTTAGGGCTTGAGAGACAAATAACGTCAACGTGGTTGTGTGTGGCTTTAAAGGTGCTTGGTGTGCCACAGGAGAGTTTATATTTTTGGTGCGACTTTAAACCAGTGCAGGAACGGCTAAAATTAAATGAGAGGTGGCAGCTTTTTACTGGCGTAGAGGCTGTGCATTACAAAGGCAATGAGGCACAGGAGATAGTCTCTGCGTTTACAGTGGCGGAGCTTGGTATTTTGTTACCTGAAAGCATAGAGTTAGGGGAGGAATACAGAATGTATCACAACAAGAGCAAGGATAAACGGGAGATTGGTTTAGTCTCTATGGCTTCACAGGCACTATTGCACGTTGAGCTAGAAGAAAAGGAGGCGGACGCGAGAGCCAAAATGCTTGCGTATCTTCTTAAAAATGATTTAATAAAACTATGAACACAAAAAAACCTACAAAGAAAAAGACAACGAAGAAAACAGTATCACCTAGAAAAACTGTTATTGAAAAGGACGAACTCATTGACGCGGTTGAGAGGTTGTTTGTCATGGGAAACACACGACCCTACCAGTTAATGCGTGCCCTACCTATACTCAAAGACCTTGAGACGACAAACAAATATATTGCTACAGTAAAGGCGCGACTGCGTAGAAGGCATGAATTGATAAGGCGTGATGTGCAGTTTAACGAGCAAGTACAAACATACGCGCAGGCGATAGTTGAAATGTGGGCTGTGTATGAGGACGCAGAGAAACCTTTTGACCAAACACAAGCACTTAGGGGACTTGCTGCTTTAATGAAACAGCAAGCAGACTTGTTAGGACTTGAACCGCCTAAGACATTAAACTTAGGCACGGCTACTGGTGAAACCTTAATGCAGATTTTATCTAAACTAGACAATGAAAAAGCAAGAAACATCATTGAAACGCTTACTCAAGCAAGCAGGGAGCAACCTGACAAGCCAAACGGCAAGTGATATTCAGGAGGCAATATATAAATACAAGCTCACCAGTTTTATTGAGAATGAGATTTATCCCTTCTATCCACAGGCTTTAAGTAACCAGTGGAGGCTTGGAGCACTGCATAGAGAATGGGACAAGCTAGTTGTAGACCATGACCGCATACGAATACTAGCCCCCCGCGACCACCTGAAAACATTTTATTTTAGTGTGGCGTATTTGCTGTATCGTCTCAAACATATTGAGGGGGACGAGATTTATTTATTCTCAAAGACCGACAAGCAGGCTATCAAAATCCTAGACATGATTAAACGGGCTATACGCTCTAACCCATACTTGCAGACATTGGCGAAGGGTAAGGACGTTGATTTTTGGACGAAGAAAGAACTACGCACAAGCATTGGCTCAACCATTTATGCACAGGGCTACAACACAGCTATCCGAGGAGCGCACCCTAAAATGATATTGCTAGATGATGTGATTGATACGCAAGTTGTCTACAGCGATGAGCAGAACACAAAAACCATTGAACGATACTTGGGTGATATTCTGCCCCTTGCCGAGCCTGACACACAAATAATCATAGTGGGGACATTGCAGCATGAAGCTGATTTGTACCACTCGCTAGACCCTGACATTTACGCACTGCGAACGTACAGCGCGATTATTGACGAGGCGAAGAAGCAAACCCTATACCCTGAAAAATGGAATTGGGAGCAGCTTATGAAACGCAAGAAAGAGATTAGCTACACCTTTGGAGAACGCTTTTTTTTGCGCGAATATTGCAACATACCTATGCAGCTTACGGGTGAGATTATCAAAAAGGAGTGGTTGAAGTTTTACCGAGCAAGTGAACTGCCTGACGGCACTGATTACATTGGTGTTGATTTGAGCGTAGGGAAAGACCCAACCAAAGGGGACTTTACCGCCATTGTTGTATTCAGGTACACCAAGAATGGGGACTACTACATACGCCATGTGTTCAGGGCACGCATGACGTTTGCAAAGCGTCTTAAGAAAGTTTGGGAGATATACAAAGCGTATCCCAACATCAAAAAGGTACGCATGGAAAATAACACCTTTCAGAACGACAGTGTGCAAGTGCTCAAGAAAGATACATCAATGCCGATTGAGGGGATTAAGACGAGCAAGAACAAAGAGCAGAAGTTTGCAGAGGATTTAGCCCCGATATTTGAGAACGGCAAGGTGCATATACTTGAAGGCGCGGAGTGGGGGCATGAGTTTATCAATGAGCTTTTAAGTCTGCCACGTGGTAGCCATGACGACCAAGCTGACGCATTGGTGATTGGTAAAACGGGACTGGGCTTAAGGAGAGAGCCGCGTATCTCATGGGTGTAGTGTACCAGTGTGTATAAGTAGGTATAAAATAGGGGTAAAATAGGGATAACTATACCTATCAAATAGCTGTAAAATACCTGTAGTTACTGGTATACTGTTTATGCTTTGGTTGTTTTCGTTTTCACGTAACCCGCGCCCACGCGCGGGTTGTGTGTTAGACTGCATTTAGTATATTGGTGAGGATTTATTTTAAATAAATCATGGGGGTTTGAGTATTTGGTACTCTATCGCGCGACCACTTATCGTGGGAAAAAATAAACCCCCACCAGTATATTGTGGTACACTCTCTGTATGGCAAAACGCAAAAACATTTTTACGCGCTTGTTTAACGCTGTGAAGAAACAAGGTTTTAGTTTGCAGGGCTTCACATCATTTGCCCTTGCTGCGCCCTTAATGGGTGTACGAAGGCAGCTTGATAGTTACGAGCATTGGGTGTATTCAGCAGTCAACGCAATTTCAGACGAGGTAAGCAGTATTGAGTTTAAGCTATTCAGACTGAAAAACGGAGAAATGGAAACAGTGCTTGAGCATGATGTACTAGACCTGATACACCGCGTTAATCCTTTTGATACTAAAACGAGTTTTACAAAACTACTGCAAACATACAAAGAGCTTGCGGGAGAAGCATTTATATTTCTTGAGACTGGAAGCGACAGCCCGAACGCGCAACCCCAAGAAATGTGGCTGCTGCGCCCCGACTTGGTTACTGTAGTGCCTGACGAGAATGGTTTTGTTAAGGGCTATCTGTTTAACGGAGGTAGGGATAGTGTAGCGTTTGATATAAAAGAAATAATCCATTACAAATACCCTAACCCTATTGATATTCACAGGGGCTATTCTCCTATACGTGCAGGCGCGGTATCAGTTGACACATTCAAGTTTGCGAGTGAGTGGAATAGAAACTTTTTTTTCAACAGCGCACGACCTGACGCGGTTGTGCAAATGCCTGACGGAATGAGTGAGGAACAGATAACACGGATAAAAAGAGAGTGGGAGGCAAAACACAAAGGTACTGATAGAACTTCACGCACAGCCTTTCTTGAGGAGGGTGTGGAGTACAAGGCAATTTCTATGTCTCAAAAAGATATGGATTTCTTGAAGCAGAAGGAAGTAACCCGTAATGAGATTTTGGGTATTTACCGCGTGCCGAAGTCTCGCGTTGGTGTTACTGACGGAGTGAACCGAGCAAACGCCGAAGCTGCCACATTCTTATTTAGCTCAAAGACTATCAAGCCCAAAATGCAGGAGCTTGTAGATATTTATAATGAGTTTTTGCTACCGCTATTTGGGGACGACCTTATATTTACCTTTGTTGACCCTACGCCCGAAAATAGAGAACTCACCCTAAAAGAATACACCGCAGGGCATAATAGGTGGCTGACCACAAACGAGATACGAACAGCCGAAGGGCTAGAGCCAGTTGATAATGGGGACGTTATTGTGCCACAGGAAGCGGGCACACAAACACTCACAGGAAAACCCGCAATAACAAAACTGAACCTTGCAAAGAGTAAGGCAATGCTCAAAGAGGACTTAATGCGTAGGAACAAACGCATGAGACTTAAGGAGAAGATACGCAGCAAGCTACAGTATCAGCTAGACATGCAGAACAAAAAAATAAAGGACAGCAAGAATGAGCCGACTACGGAGGACTTAAAGCGTGTGGAACTCATGGAGCAACTGGCTGCTGCTGAAATTGAAAAAACACACTCCAACGCTCTGCTCAAAGAACTAACCAAGAAAAACAAACGGCTTGCGAAAGACAAAGAAAAAGCAGAACAAGTAGCGGAAGAAGCCGTTATAGAAGCTAAGGCTAACAACGGCAACAATGAAAAAACTTGAAAAGATACAACAGGAAATAGCACAGCAAAAGAAACTACGCGAGAGTGCCGACCTTGCGCGGACTATTGCCCGTGAATTACAGGGAAGCAACAAGGAGGATAGAGAAGTCATGCAACAGGGCTTTTCAAAGTTGCTCACACAGCTTGATAGCCTTGAGCAGTCCACACGGAAAAATAGCCCTAAAAGTTTTCCGCTTCTCCAAAAAATCATAGGGGCGGTAACAGTTAGAAACCCAAAGGACTTTCTCAAGCACGTACAGAATGTAAAGCTATTGAACCCCACCAAAGAGGTTAAAGTAACCAACCCTACCAACCTTGAGCCACTGCGGAAAGAAATAAAATCACTCTCTGCCATAGTACAAAAGATTTCAAAGGCACACAGCACGGACACCACAAAGGCATACAAAAAACTTGAGACTGCCATTGTGAAGTCTTTGACCAAGCAAGACACAAGCCCAGCCCTATTAAAAGCACTGCGACCACTGCAATTTTTGACCAACACACCGAGCAACCCGCTATCAGTGCGGTTGTCTGACGGAGAGAAGTTTTATAAGGCACTGTTTAATGTTATCACTCAAGCACAGTCAACCCTTGCCTTTGAAACGAAACTAGCACTTGAAGGAAAGCTATTTGTTACGATACTTGATAACATAGACTTGGGAGGTAATGCAGTGGAACAAGATTTAATCCTGATACGCAACGACAGCGCAAACCGAAGAATACTTATACAGGATATTATCGTGGTGAGCTTTGACATTGAGGCTATCATACGTTTTTACCGCAACCCTACAATAACCGCGAACGGCACACCTATGACTGTGAGCAATAAAAAAAACCCGACTATCACGGGAGTAGGAACAGCATTTGAAGTGCCGACAATATCTGCAAGAGGAGAAATAATAGGGCTGTATGGTGTGCCGAAAGCGCAGGAAATTGTGAGAATTACTAGCCATAGCAGGACAACAAAAATAACATGATTGATACCATAAAAATTGCCATTGATAGCGGAAACGGCTCACAAGTGGATATGCCTCATTTATTTCACCCTGAGTTTATACTCCGAAAAAAACAGCAGTTTTTCAAAGATAGTTACGCGGGGCATATAGAGGTAGTGTTTTGGCGGGCGGAGAATGAACTTTTGCAAGTATCGTTTGGTGTGCCCCTCGGGTAATTCAGTCTTTGAAAGGTGC